CGACAGCATTATCCACCACCACTAGTTCAGGATCACTACCACGCAGTTCACGATACACACTAATCTCATCTTCAAGATCAGCAAGCGTGGGACTAGCATCAAACATCCACCGAATATGACTAACGTTTTCTTTCAACATGTCACTAGCCCACTGTGGATTATCAGTCATGGCTTGTTCCACTTCAGACTGACGTATACCTGTAGCCATAGACAATGAACGGATAGCCATCGTTGACTCGTGACTATCGGCACTCGCATACAATGTGGGTACACCTGAACGTACCGCTATAGCAAGGGCAACAGTTGATTTACCTGCACCTGGAGGTCCCGCAATCATGGACACTTCACCACGGCGAATACTGATTTGACTATCTGTCCATGTTTTGAACGGTGACGGTACACTCATAGTGTTTTTCTTTATGGAACGTACAGCCCTGTCAAGACTTCTCACAACAACTCCTTCCTAAAGTAGGGGGAGCAGTTTAGACACATGCTCAGGTGCGGGTGGGGGGATGCTATGCAGGAAAATTATTCCATGCTGGGGTGCCACGTGTAACCCAGTCAGGTTGGCATTGTGAAGGGTCACCTTTAGGTGATGGACACATCCATGCACGCCAAGGTCCTTTAGCACTAGAGCCACTCTTAGCAGTACGTGAACCATGCTGGCATGAAGGGATCGCTGCACTAGAGAATGATGCAGGTGGTGCAGCAGGTTCAGGGGGTGACCATGTTGAAGGGGCAGCAGCCTCAGGTGTTGCTGAAGGTGGCACAGTCAAAGGGCTAGCATTACCAGCAGCTTTAGCGAGTGCAACTGCTTCCGCATCTTTGGCAAGGTCAGCGATAAGTTCATCACGTGCCTCTTGATATTCTTCCAACGTGTAGCCTTGGATAGTGCGCAAGGCATCCAACACTTTCACTGTCATCTTGTGTCGTGGTTCGTTATTCATTACTTGTTACCTTTCTTCTTTTTAGTGTTTGCTTTCAAATATTCAATATCCATCTCGTGTACTTCAAGATTGAAATCCATTGAACGTACACGGTTAAACATGTTGTCCTGCTTACGTTCCAGTTCATCAAGAACCATGTGCATCCTGTCTAGTTCGCCATCTAAACGACCAAGCCAGTTGATTAAATATTCTTGACGTTCCCTACGTCTAACTCCCAGCATCATTACCTCCCAAATCAGACCTGAAATCAGGTGCATGCTCCATGTTACCTGAGTAAGCATAGCATGATTCTTTAACACCACAACTGTTACACATCATTGTCATGTTTGGAACATACAGTTCCTGATCAATACTTTTCTTAACATCACGCATCCAACGTGCCACCATGTCGTCACCGTAAAACGTGAGATCATACACGGTGTCGAGTGTTCCACCACGAGCCATCCAATACGCACCGAACTGTGGAGCGATACCGAACTGTTGCTGTAAAGCTAGACGGTACACAGCCAACTGTAACCCTGACTTGGGTGGCTGACCTGTCTTCAAATCCACAATGATAGTTTCATTAGTGTTAGTGTCCACCATGATACGGTCAATGTATGCTTTAAGAATCACACCACCAGGTAGAGGAACATTAACCCCTAATTCTACTGCTGGCTGACCATCGGGTGTAGTCCACACATCAATGTTTGGGTTAGTCATACGCCAGTTGTACCAGTTGTGAACCATTGATGGACCTTCAGCCATCCACCAGTCACGGTTTTCTTTCTCAGGATATTTCTTGGATGCACGACCACCAGCACGCCAAGGCTTATCTGCTAGTTCGGTTTCTTTCTGGGAAACGTATTCGTGGAATGCTGCGATACCAGCATCGTAGGCTATGCCACTCATGTTAGATTCTCGCTTGAAATCATTTCAAAATATGTCGTAGATGCAATGTTTTCTTCGGACACTTGCAGCTTTAAACCGCTTTGTGCCAGAACATCCAGAATATCCATGAAGTGATATTCCTCCCCGTTGAGGGAAAGGTTTTCAGCAAACTGCTTTGCGTAAAGACATTGCTGCAAGCATTTTGTTTCTTGACTATATTTTTTCTTCATGCCCTGCCCGCTTCCGCTAGTAGTTGATGATCGATAGCGTCAGCTGCTGCATGCACTGCACTACCCCCGACAAGATACCATGCTGGATCTTCTTCAAGTTTCAGGACACGAGTGAGCCTGTACTTTTCTCCACAACTAAGAAACGTTGTGAACTGTGAGTAACTTAAATATTCTGGCTTCTGTTGTTCATTCATGTGCAGATGATGACAGAATTCTTTGGGCTTGTCAAATCAGGACACGGCGTGTCGCAGGTTTGAGGGTTGTGGGTCGTGTGTTATGCTGGGTGTGCGCGAAAGCGTGGGGCGGAAACTCCATTGACGGGCGAAGGCAAAAGCCTGAAGTTCTGATAGAGGGTTTCCCTATCCTACTACGAGTTTAAAATCGTGGGGGGTAGGGGGGCGTTTCTCTTTTCAGGGTTCAGGCATGGAGCGAGGTTTAACCGAGCGACTATAGGTACTATATTGTTTATCTATTTTAGGGCATAAAAAAATGCCCCCCGTACTGGATGGTCAGTACAGGGGGTTTAACGTCTCTACGTGGCTCTAAAGCCTTGTTTATGGGGCTGTAATGGGGGGTTATTTACCCCGTATACGGCCTGTTGAAGTGATACCTAGACGTTTCATTTCTTTCTTAACTAAAGCAACGTTAGGGGTTTTGATAACGAAATGCATTGGGTCATAAAAGTTCTTGTAATTGCCACCCCATTCAAGGAGGTTGTATTGCCGAAGCAGACGCTTCATGCGGAGAGCTTTCACAGGGTGTTTCTTCCACCACACGTTCGACTTCGACTGACTGCCTTCTTTCGTGGCATTCAAATCGATAGCGACACCACCACAATGATCCGAGATTTTAGACGATGCACGACCAGTGCGAGGGGCAGTCCACGACCAGTCATCAAAAGTACCCTCATCAATCGGGGCAATCACACGATGATATTCGGCAGTAAACGCAATCAGATACCCACCGACATCTCTACGCAACCGTAGTTTACGTTTAGTTCCAGGGACAGTAAACAGTTTCAACCGAGGATCATTCATTTTAGGGATAACATCCCAACCTTTAATAGTTTTACTCACTGCTACCTTTCCCAAAGCGAGGATTCTCACCATTCAAATAGTCAATCAACACGACAAGAGCTGGAGGTGCAGCAACAACAAGCACCGTAGGCAACCCGAAATCAGCAATGTTATCGACAACATAAGTTATTGCCGTGGCAAAGAAAATCTTTGCAGCAACCCCGACAGGGTTGTCGTTAATGAAAGACATTAAATCTTTCCAAGTATTAATGTTCACGCATATCCTCCATGTCATCTTCCAGTTGTACAACTGCCTTCTTCAAAAGTTTTACATCATCCGCCATGACATCAAACTTGTTATGCAAATCTGCTAAAGACTTACCGCCATTAGAGTTAGGTTGAATCTGATAGGTTGCTTCCTTAATTTTCTGGTTAATCCACCAACCTAAACCACCCAAAAGAATACCCGCAATCGTTAAACAAGTAAGGATAAGACCAGCAGTTTCAACAGCAGACATCACACACTCCTTAACAAAAGTGTCACAATGCCACCAGCATTCTTGCGATCACCACGGGAAGGTGCAAGTGTCTTCTTCCAAGTGACCTGTTCAACATACACTTCCAACCGTTCACCAGTAGTATGGTCAGTGAACACGATAGTGTTACCAATACTTTCCATTTGTTTCAAAGCATTAAACCTGTCGAAAGCACCATTGTTACGACCGTAACTAGACCCTTGACGGTCCTTCTCAAAATCAAACATTCGCACAGGTATCTGTATCAGTTCGTTACGGCGAGGTGAAGGCATGGCACGAACCTGATACCCGATCATCCTTGACGAGCAGGAACATTCAGGGTTTGTTTGCAAATGGAAAGCAATATACAAGTCAGGTGCAGGGTTAGGTGCCGCAGCATTCAGCTTGCCACTAGAATCATTAACACTATTGTTAACTTCAATAACACTATCCCACGTGGATGGTGCACCAGAACCAGTAACTGAAGCATGGGCAGTGATAGTTCCCTGCAAATTGTTCACACCAATGACACGAAGATCACGCCATGACTTGTTTTCAACAACACCTAAACGGATACGACCAGTCTGTATCCAACCGTCATCAACAAACGTGTCAAGTTCACGGTACACACCAGAACCATTAACAGTAAACCACAGTTTATCTTCAGCAACAGTAACACTATGTGCTTCACCAGTAACACCGACAGGGGCAACAAGGTCAGCGGCGTAAGCGAACTGTAGTGAACGGTTGAAACCAGCAGCAGCAACATTCAACACTTGACCAAGATTAATACGGTACAGTCCTGCACGTTGCACGTTATTGCCAGCTTCACCTTTATCACGGACAGTGACATACACGTACTTGTCGGATGCTACAGCATCATCAACAATAACATCAGTGAACAACAGTGGACCCATAGTGAGTGAACCGTTATCTTCAATGACTGCAACACGGCAACCTTTCGTTGTGCCAACGATAAGGAAAGAACCAACATAGGAATACATGCTGAGTATTTGCTCACCACGAGGCATCTCCGCGACAGTAACAGGTACAGACAAATCCACGGTAGTGGTGGTTGCTGTCACATCAATCTTGAAAATAGTTGATTCTTCATTCGAGTACCCTGAAGCATAAATCGCCGAGGGTCCTTCAGCAAAATCAGACCACACCCAGTTACTGTTAGGGTGAGCATACAGTTCAGCAGGTAACGTTGCCGATGTTGGTGTAAGATCAGTGATCTCGTAAATATTATTGTTCTCACCATACATGACACGTGACTTGATGAAACGAATCAAAGAATACGTTACAGTAACAGCATCCTTATTATAGATTTTAGTTCCAGCACCCGAAGGAATATCGCCACGGTAAATACCGTTAGCATTATTACAAGCCAACCAGTATTGACCAGTGGTAGTGAGAGAATTAATGTTACCAGTGCCACCCCAAGTGATAGGAACAACTGAACCTGTCGTTGGAATGTAACGTAAAGAACCATTATCTGAATGAAGAACACCAGTAGTGACACCGAGAAGATGCTGATTAACACCAGCAGAAGAATACTTTTCCTCAACATCATGCAACAGTTGCAACTGACCTGGAGTCCAAGGGTCAACACCACCAGACTTATAGAACCTGAATGATGCCTCATCGGAAGCGATCTCTAAAGGTTCAGCAGAAGTTAAACCAGCACCGTAATGCCATGAAGCCTGTGACCTGATCCATAAACCTGAATCAAGTGACTGCTCACCAGGGTTACGTTCCGTGTCGATACGTTCCCTACGAAACTTACCTGTCTCCCTAATGATCGGGTCTTGATCACTAGTGGCATACAGGAAGTTGAGTCCACCGATAGTGCAATCCCAGTTGAGTGAGTCAGGTCCGAAAGATCCTTGCCCTTCACTCGCCTCGAAACCGTAACCTAAAGGTTCAACGACTTCTTCCGTATAGTCAACAGCCATGTAAGCTCCGTAAAATTATTGTGTAAATGAAGGAATTATTCAGCTACTATTTCTTCAACAACTAAAACATCCTCAACTACAGGAGCAACAAACACATCATTGTCACTATCGTAAGTAAACCCAATACCAG